AGTAGTTGGGCACGAGAAATTGCCATGATTTACTCCTTACAACCCGATTGGGCAGGTGTTGCTGTGATAGCCAACATTGAAACGAACAAGCACGTCCGTGTAGGCATCGCCCACAGTGGAGAACCCGACCATATCAACGAAGCCAACGATACGGAAAGCAGCAGAACCCGCCTGAACCGTTGCATCCAGAGCGGATGTGGAGTTACCAGTGGCGGTAGACCCCGTGCTGGTGCTCTGCACCGCAGCCAGACCAGTGTTTGTGCCCAGAGCGGTAGCGGCGACGGTTGCATCGCACTGGCCTTGGAAGATCACACGGTCATCGTCAACAACGTAAGCAACGGCGTCCGACGCAACCGTGCCAGTAGGCCAGTATTGCGAGAACAGTTTTTGCTTTGTCGTTGGGTTGGTAAACGAGCAGCCAACAAACACGCCAATAGCGCCAGTACGCGCCGTGGAGCCTGTGGGGAAGTCGTTCGTAGTTGCATCCATCCCCGTAGCGGTAACAATCGCACACTCGCCATTAGCGGTTGTGTAGACGATACTGCCACAGAAGATGTTGGTGCCATACGCCGAAGCGATGGGGATCATGCGGGTGCTACCAGCGTACGGTAGACCCCCCGTCAGATTTACGGGCTTAAGCCCGTAGGGGGAAGCAGTTGCTGCCATGAGTTACTCCAATCATTTAGAACCGGAACCAAACCTTTGTCCGCTACTTGTTGTTGACTTGCGGTCAGCGAAAAGTGGCATTCTCGGGTCATTGTTTTTGAGATAGCTGTTATCCACAGCATCCATCTGGGTCTGTGCCTGCTGGTTGTAGTAATTAGCACGGGATTGTGCGCGTTCAGTTGGCATTTTGCACAACATCAACCCACCAATCTCGACGTTACCGCTGCCAGAAAGCCCCAACTCAGGATGGTCTTCAATCTTCACAGGAACCCATCCTTCACGCAGCATCATGGAGACTCTTGTCGGCTCAGGACGCCCGAGAACGTGCGTCATAATGTACCGATAGGTCATCCCGGGTTCAGGTGTCGGATCAGGCAAGGCACTCGGTGGTACGTATACGTCACGAGCGTTTTTATCGCGTGAAACTAAGTCACGAGGGGTACGAGTATCAGCCATTGTTTCTCTCCAATAAAGCAACTTGCACAGCGTACTGCTGCGGTGTCAAACCAAACTTTTTAGCAAGCGCCATAGCACTCGATGAGATTTGGATTTTCTTAGGCCCAGATGAACGGGTTGCCGAAGCAACAGTTGTCGCAGGCTTTCTTGAAGTCTCTGAAGGCTGGCTTGTAGCCTCATTCCCACTGAAAACTTCAGGGAACTTGGACTTTATGCGAGTATCAATCTGCTTGAAATACTCGTCGTCACGCGGGTCAACGCCCGTATTTACTAGTTTTTGGTGCAGCCCTAGTGCAAAGCTGGTGACTTCTTCAAATCCTTGAGCGCCGAACCACTGGTTTTTTGCCTGCCAGCGCAGGGATTTTTCATCGGGCTGCACCCTTTGTGGTGCGGATTGTGGCATTTGTACCATATTTTCGTCCTGCTGTACAGGGGCAGGACGAAAATTTTTCAGTGCTTCGATTCTCATCTTGGCATCAGTGAGGCTTTCCTGCGCGGCGATGATGGCATCGGTATCGAACGCTTCCTGCGCATCTTTATACGCACGGCGTGCCTTTTCAAGCTCACCCATAGCCGCGTGTTGCGCTGTGGCAACGTGCTGCTGGGTGCCAGTATTCACTGCGCCTTTAAGCTGTTTGTTTTCTTCCATCAGCCTGCGTGTGAAGTTCTCAAGCTCCTGCTTCTCGCGCAACACTGACTCTTTAACCCGCCGCTCATCGTGGCGTGCGTGTGTCAATTCCTTGATTCGGCCCTTGACCTTGTCAGAGTAGGACTCGATTTCTTCGTCAGTCGGGTCTTCAACCTCCCGATCCAACGGCTTACGGCCCCGGTCTTGCTGGGGCGTGTCATCAACAACCTCAACTTCAACCTCGTTATCAGGCTGAACCGTAACGGTTGTTTCTTCCTTCTCGTCAGGAAACTCAAATTTATCCGTTGCCATAACAATCTCCTTAAGCGCGGGTTAAGCCGCGTGGGTCTTCACAAACAGCATCAACTTGATCGTCGTTGATGAGGCGCATTTCTTTGCCAAACATCTTAAATCGCGTACCGGAGTACGTACGTACAAGCACAAAATCCCCCGCTTTGCACCAAGCACCGTTGGGGAACTTCACAGGGTCTTTGTACGCATCAACACCAACAGCCAACACGAAAAGCACCGTTGTCCCGTGTTCCTCCGACTTCATGTAGGCATCTGCCTTCACAATCGTGGAGTTGTCAAACGTGTCAGCAACATCTGGCACGATACACAGCAGTTTCCAACCCGTTGGGATCGGTAGCTGCCTTCCTTTCTGGTCATCCATAGCATCTTCGTCTGGTTGCTCTATCGGCTGGATGCGCGATGGAAGTGTGATGCCGGGGGGCAGAATGATATTACTCATCTGATTTTTCAACTTTCTGTAGCAGGTCAAGTAGATAACGCTCTGCCAAGGCTAGACCTTGAATCACCCCGCAGAGTTTCTGGTACTCCTCAAAACTGCGACATCCCCCTGCCGCCAAGTCATCGGCGTAGTTGTTCATGTCGGTGCGTATTTGTTCGCGCAATACACGTGCGAAATCTTGGATCATTTAGCTGGATTTCCTTTCTGCTGCGTTGTTGCAATATGCTGAAGCACGGCGTTGTTGGCCTGCATCCGCTCCTGTGACTTGCTTTTGGCAATGTCTACACCCATGCGGACACCAGCCTGCTCCTGAGCGGCGTCCAGTTTTGCTTTGCTCTCGCTGATTTTTGACCCGACTTCCAACGACTTAAGCTCCAGCGTGCCGCTGACTTTCTGCTTCTCCAAGTCCAGTTTGTCCGCATCACGCGCCGCATCCAACGCCATCTTCTGCTTCTTGACGTTGACTTCTTCCCCACGAAGCTCAAGCTCCTTCATCTGCATCTGCATCACCGGGTCTTGTGCCTGCTGCTGTGCCATCTGCTGCGCGGCTTTTGCTTTGTTCTGCTGCAACACTGCCTGCGCAGCCTGTGCCAACAACCCAGACAGGGCGACCTCGATCTGTGGAGGAAGCTTCTCATCTTCGGGCGGCAGCGGCATCCCGAGTTGCTGCTCGATCTGCTGGCGCATCATGTATCCTGCGTGCTCTGCAATGTGCGCCGTGGTAGCCGCGATGATGGCCGGCCCACGGGGGTTCTGCCCGATGAACTGCTGCATCAGGGGGTCTTGCATGAGCATCATGGCAACTGCAACGTGCGCCTGATGATCCTGATGGATAAACGCCTTGACCGGCTTGCCCTTGAGCAGGTTCTGATTCTCCTGCACCGGGTCTATGGGCTTCATGTCGTCTTCCAGCGGAACCAGCTTGTCCGGGTGCTTGATGCCCAGCACCTCCAGCATGTTGCGGTGCAACTGTGGCAGGTTATAAATGTCTGGGGCCATTTGCGCCAACTGGATAACGGCCTGATACTGTACAACCCGCTGGCTCATGGTGGCTGCATTCGGGTCACTGACCGGAATGATATCTACGAAGCTGTAATCTTCCCTACGCGCACGCTGCTTGTTATTCTCATCCGGGTCGTAGTCATAGTCGGCATCGGTGTAATCCCGCATGATCCCAGCCAAAAGCTGCAATTCTTGCTTAAAAGCGTAGTGCAACCGGGCTTGAACGGCAGTCATCACCTTCAGTTGGCGTTCAAGCAGCGCCAAGGTGGTTCCCACCGGGGCTTGGGCCGACATATCAGACACTTTCATGTCCGCAGTGGCCGCAAACCGCCTACCTTCTTCAACAATTGTCCCCAGAAGCCCCGCCAGCACCTGACTTGGCTCTTTATATGGCAGCGGGAGGATGTTGTCGCGCATCGTGCCCGAACCAACGTCCACATCGCGCCATTCGCCCGGGGAAATGGGCGTGTCATCCCCCTTTATCCGCAAACCACGGGATTTCAAGCCCCCCGGAAGATTCGACAGGGTGCCTGCGTCAACAAGTTGCCGCATGATGCTGGTTGCGGACTTGGCAAACCCGCCGATGAGGTGGAAAAGGCCAAAACCGTAGGCTCCGAAGCCGGGAATGTACTGGTAATGCACAAAATGCTGGCGTTTAAGCCGCAGTTCATCATCCTCCAACCAATTTCTGCGGATCGACAACACCTCATTCGACCCTTGGATCAGGGTGACAACGTAGGGAAGCATGATTCCCGTGTCTTCTTCACCGTCCTTATCCTCAAACCCGGCCAGATTCAAGTCAACATGGCACTCCAGCAACGTATAGCGCTCATCGTTAATGTCACTGAACCCGGTTTCTTTGTCCTTGGCCTTCTTGATGTCGTCAATCTTCTTCGTCGGGTCAGGCAGCGTTATTTCCCGGTAAAACCCCGCCTTCTGCAGCTTGATAATCTCGTTCTCCGTCTTGCGCATGACGTGCGTGAGGCGGTAGCAGGTGTCCATGTCCGTGGCACCGTAGGGCAGGAGCATGTCTTCTGCCGGGATGAACACCGAGACCTGCCGCCCAAGGCTAGGGTCGTAATACACCTTCTTGAACGCCGACCCTGCAGCAGGCAAACTCCACAACATCCGCTCATGCTCAGGCCGGAACTCCCGCATTACCTCGGTCAACTCGTAGTTCATGTCATTCTCGACACGCGCAGCCGCCTGCTTTTTCTCCGGGGTTTCCTTGCCAATGATCTTCGTCCGCACCGGCCCCTGTGCAGGGAACTCTTCCGTGATGGTCTCGGACTGAAAACGGACAACTGCCTCCGTTATCATGGGGTGGAACACTCCACAGGCACCGTTCCACGGCTCCGTGCGCTCCTCATACTGTAGCCCCAGCAGTTTCAAACCGTCCTTATACGTCTTCTCCCACTCTTTTCTGCTGTCCTTGTCGTTGTCAATGGCGCTTGCCAAGTCACTCGCCATTGTCTCCAGCGCACTGGCGTCCATCTCCTCGGCCAAGTTAGCGTTGAAGTCATCCGTGACTTTCACTTCAACAGCAACCTCCACTTCCGCCTCCGGGTCGATCACCTCAATCTCAATGGGCGCTTCTTCCTCTGCCAAGGAGTCAATCCCTATGGGTGCCTGATACAGTGCTTTGTCGATATT